CTATTGGTAACATTTACGTTACTAAAGGTGTCGCAGAATATTACCCATGTTTTGTATCACACACTGATACAGTTCACAGTATTGACCATGGTCTTACTGTAATTGAAACTAGGGATGAAGAAAATGGATTAACCATTCTTACAGGTGTTAATAAAGATACCTTACAACCATCAGGTATTGGTGGTGATGATAAGTGTGGTGTTTTCTTATGTCTTGAAATGTTGGATACTTTTGACAATGTAAAAGCCGCTTTCTTCGTATCAGAAGAAATAGGTTGTGTTGGTTCAAGAGTAGCTGACCCTGAGTTTTTCTCAAACGTGGGTTACGCAATCCAATACGATTCTCCTGAGGGTAACTCAATGAGTTTCACTCTTATGAGTAAACAACTATTCATTAAGGAAAGTGACTTCGGTACAAAGGTTTCTGATTTAATTATCGAATCAGGTATTGATAAGTGGGCATATCACCCATACACTGATATCTGGCAATTACTAGAAAAGTTCAATTTCTCATGTTTGAACTTAGCTGCAGGTTACTACAACATGCACCGTTCAAATGAATATGTAATCGTAGAAGATGTACAAAATTCTTACGATTTGGGTGTGAAATTGGTTGAAGAGTTAGGTGAAAACTTCTATGACAGACCTGAACCTGTGGTTGATAAAAAAGAACCATGGTGGAAGAGAGGTTATGGATACTCTTCAAGATATGACGCTACTCAAAGTCAAACTAAGAAAGAAATCTTAAACGAGGAAGAAGATGAGGACGACGAAGAAATTAAAGCTTGGTTGGCTGAGTTGGAGGAGGAGTATGAAAGAGAAGTACGTGGTGAAGATAATTGGATTGACGTTGATGATTTAGAGACTGATGAATCAGATTTCCAAGACCTTTGGGACTATGATGATTTCAACGGCGGGTATTCAATTAAACATTACGGTTCAGAGACCGATTTTGATTGGTAAAAATATTGTGTCGATTTAAACTATTTTAAGCCACAATTCAAAAAAGAGGAAAATAGTGACGACTCGGAAAGACGAGTTCTTTTTATTTCCACCCCAATACCAAAGTCCAGCCTCTTCAACACGACCTTCTTTTAATAATATGTTTTTAATTAAGTTACGCAACGTTTTCAACAGTTTGACCATTATCACCGTAAGCAGGACATTTATGTCTTCTATTACCACATGATGAAAGAATTGACAATAATATAATCAGTAGGAATACTTTTTTCATTAAATGTTTATTAATAAATATTTGAGGCAAAAGAAAAGACCCACATAATGTGAGTCTCTTCATATAGGGGAGTGGATGGTTTACGTTTTTAGAATACGTGGATTGCCCTGTCGAATCTTAGTGTACATGAAATATCCGCTATATCTGAAGTCGAATAATCCAAGTCACCAAAGTTTGCTGATGTTACCATAGTCCCTTGTAAAATCCATTTTTCGATTACTACTCCTGTAGGGTCAAGTAATTCCAACTCAACATCTTTTTTATAACCTGCCGCGTAACCTTGACGACCTGTTACAGATTCAGAGTGTAAACGAATCCATTCCATCAATGCTTGTGCCGCTGAAGGTCCAATCGGGTCACGGAATGTAACGTCAATTGTTTCCCACGTAAAACGACCAATAACGAACGTTGATGTATTTAGGAATTGAATTTCTGTTTCTTCAGCCGTGTACGTTGGACGTGCACCTGTTGAAACGAACCACTCTTGAATACCAAGTGGTGTAGGGAACCTAAAGATAAATCTGTTTTTCTTCTTTGGTTCATAAGGGACGGGCATCCTCATTAATAAATCAGCCATATCTGTATTGTTTTAGTTTCTTTTATTATCTATTAATAAATATGTAGGAATTAGAAATTGTGTGAAAAATTTAATTTGACTAATCCTTTAATAATAAATATCATTGTATCGTAGAATGTTTAACAAATAACAACGATTAAATGAAAAACGATTTTGAAAAGTATCTAGTTAGCAATCATGGTGTAAGTACAACCTTACTAGATGATGTTAAGAAACATACAGAAAATCAGCACTCGTATCAGAAAATGAACGCGTCAGCCATTTTAGGACTTGACGGACAACCAATCACAAATTCTGTAACCCCAACAATTATTGAAGAAAGAAAGATGAACATCGCGATGATGTCCGTGTTCGATAGATTGATGATGGACAGGATTATTTGGTGTGCTGGACCTGTAGACGACAGGATGGCAATCATCCTTCAAGCCCAATTATTATATTTGGCACAAGAAGACCCGAAAAAAACAATCAGATTACATATTGACTCACCAGGTGGTTCGGTTAAAGCTGGATTATCTATGGTTGACGTAATGGATTACGTTAGAGAGGCTAACGGGGTTAATATTGAAACCATCAACACAGGGATGGCAGCCTCAATGGGTTCTGTTCTTCTAGGAGCAGGAACCAAAGGAATGAGAAGTTCCTTAAGATTCTCAAGAACCATGTTACACCAATCATCAGGTGGAGCTGTTGGTAACATCCAAGATGCAGAAATCCAATGGCAAGAGTGGCAAAAAGTTAACGACCTTTTATTCGAATTATTAGGTGAATATTGTGGTAAAGACGCGGCACAAGTTAAAGAAGATGCTAGTCGTGACTTGTGGTTATCAGCTAAGGAAGCACTCGACTATGGTATCATTGATGAAGTTATCGGGGTAAATCTTTAATGACGATTCTTAGTAAGGGTATCAATTAAATCATAAGAATTTGTGTGATATCCTTCATACCTTTTTAATCTACCTTGTGTCCAAGCCTCGTAGTTTGGCCCAAGGTAGTATTTAAATACCCCTCTAGGACCCTTTTCAACTCTAACAATACCCGAATCCTTAAGTAACTGGAGCATCCAGATTTTATCCTCAGCAGGATAACTCCCCTTACCAAAATGTTGTTGATAGAACTCTTCAAGTGTGGTTCCTGGTTTTTCCTTAACCATTTTCATAAACGCTTCAGTAACACTACCTCTTTGTGGTGGGTATTTTAATTTAATTTTTGATGATGAATTAACAGGTGACCAATAAATAATATTATCTTTCTTTGGTACCGACTCATCGTTCCATAATCTTTTTGATATTATAGGCATAAACCTAGAAACTGAATAAGCGTATGCGTAATCACGTAAATCCCTTATAATTGTGTCAGATTTATCATAACCCTCATCAGTAGTTGGGTCTATAATAAATTGTAGGTCATCATTACTGTAACCGTACTTATTCATGAATCTACTAATGAAGAATGATTCTAATGTTAGATTATCGTGATAAGTTGATAAAAAGTCTCCCTCATCTACAGGACCGCCAACAACATACTCATAGATATCAAACCCCACTAAATTACCTGTACCCGAACTTGGTAGGTCGAATTGGTATACCATCTCACCTAAACCAACATCATCACCCATTTCCTCAGAAACCCAAAAACTAATGGAATCATCTGTTGTGTGTTCCATTGTGAATTTACCACCGAATGGTGCTATTAAATGATGTAATTTACCACCCTCTGATAAATCATTCTCTAAGTTTTCCCAAAACACTTCATAATAACCGTAGTTAGATAAAGTTTTCAAAAACTTATCAGGGTGTTCAATCACCCTTGCTTTAGGGTTCTTATCTCTAACAGTTTTCTTATAGTAATTAGTTATTGCCTCAATCATATCTTTAGGCATGAAAGGTAATACGTGACCCATATTAACAGATGAATCATGTGAATCAAAACCACTCGCAGTTGTTATAGGTTTTTCACTAAAAGTACCATCTCTATTGGTACCCCATTTCCATAACATAGCGAATTTATACATCACGTTGGTTTGTCGTGAAGTTTTATCTAATATGTAGAATAACACACCTTGACCAGTATAGGTTTTGAAGTAACTATCTTTGTTTTTCATTGTGGTACACCATTTAGTACCATGACCATAATGACATGATGCCCTATGGGTTTTAGGTACAACAACTTTCCATCTATCATCCTCAAAGACGTGGTCACCTTCAGCTCTCATTTGTCTCTGTAATTCTTTTTCTCTTTGTTTAGCCTCTTCCTTACGTTCAGCTTGGTATATTACATTGAAAAACCTATCGTGGTCTTTATATTCTCTTGAGTTGATGTCTTTATTTTGTATATAACCCTTTTCACTATACTCATGGAATTTCTTTACCCAATGGGTAATCTGTAACGGGTTAACAATAGTTTTTGTATCTAATAAAGTACTAAGATAGAATTGTAGATATTTGTTACTACCTGATGGGTCGTTCTCCATAAAATGATTAACCAAATCATCATAGTTCTCGAAATCCCATATTTTGTAGTGTCTAGCCTTCTCAGGCCACTTTGCACGATATCTTTCAGCTACATCCTTCCAACGAGCTTCAGTTAATAACTTTGAAAATATATCGTAAACTTTTGTCATTAATCAGTCCTCTCAACCCACATTTTGTTATAACCCTTTTCTGAAGTGTCATAAACCACAAAATGGATTTCAGGGTACATCTTAGTTAATTGGTGTTCAATGAAAGACTCTACAGCTTTAACATTTCTAATATCATCATCTGAGAAACCAACTGACATTTTTGTGTATTTACCACTTTCCACTAATTTCTTTACGTTTCTTAAGATTTTTTTGACGAAGTGTTCGATTGCGACTTGTTTTGCGTGTTCTGGATTTGCTGCTCCACCTGAGGTCTCCAAACCAAATCTTTCACCGAATTCTTCGCTAGACACGGGATAGTACTCTCCCATCTCATCCAAATATAAGTCAATAACTTGTTCATCGTTTAATCCTTTCGTTAAGTGTAGTTGTTCTCTGATATTCTTTACCATTTCCTCTTTTTCCTCATCAGAGAATACCATGTTTATATACAGTCTAACACCTTGTTTTAATGCCTCAGGTTTATGTCCCCTTGCGGTGTTAATACCAAAACGATTTCCGTATATTAATGCTTCTTTAAATTTATCAGCACTCGGAGCAAAACTTCCTTGGTGTATAGCTTCTTCCGCATCCCTTAAAAACGAATCTGTTTTTCTAAAGTCGATAAAAGCCTTACCAGCGTCATTATCTCTAAGTCTATATTCAGGATTAGTCCTTACATGAGCGAACTCATCTGTTGGAACATCGATAGGTACCCATTGGTCACCCTCTTTCTTATCCATTTTAATTGTTGTAGGCATATACAATATGTTGTCATCCCAGTCAAAGATGTAAGACCTCATCTTCATCTCAAGTAAATCTCTCTTTAGTCTTTTTATTTGACCTTCTGTTAATATAAATTTCTTTTTCATGTTTATCTAAAATAAAGTCGTCTATTGTTATAAACCATGATTGGGTTTTTTGGGTTATTGTAAATCTCTTTGAAAATCCTTACAGACTCTGGTCCATCCACTTTTAAAGCTTCTTTTAATCCCATAGTAAATGTGGTATTCGATTCTTCTAACTGTCTTGGGTCACACCCTCTAACGTCACAATAATCAGCCTCACAAAGTTCAGATATAACCATACCTGTGTAAAAACCATGTAAATCTTGTGGTACAACAAACTTATCAGCGTTACACCAAACACATACTGTACGTTTCTCTCTTAAGATTGGAGAGTATGAGTCATTGATTGAGTAATCTACATACTCGAATAACTCACCATTTTCATCCTGTTCTATACCCTCTATTCTTGGCATGAACAAACCACCTGGTGAACCGTGACCCATCATAATAATCCTATTATGTCTCTTCATGGTTTCAGCTAGATTATAAAACTCATCATGTTGTGTTAGAATAGTAGCGTCCATACCTTCGTAACAAGGTTTAAGGAAATCCGTTGTTCTATCATCAGGGTGTATTATTAAAACATCACCACTCTTAACGTTTTTATACCTAAGAATCTCAAGTTCCTCTTGGGTTTTCTCTTTATAAGAATTTTCTTGGTTGAAACCGAATTGGTCCTCAAACCAACTCCATTCACCACTTTCATCACCCCAATTAGACCATTCCTCGTCTTCTTCATTATTTTCTTTAATAATTCGTCTAACGAGTCTATTAATATCCTTATTAGTTAATCTATCTTTTCTCATAATATTCTGTACAATTCTATATCCATATCATGTGGGGCCTTTTCATCCCCACCAAAATACGGGTTTAGATGATAACCTATAGGGAATAGTTTCCCATGTTTGATTATTGTTGCTCCTACAATCTTACTGTCTCTGAGTACGGTAAACATAAAGTTACCACCACCGACACTTATTTCCATTCTATACGGTGTGTTAACATCAACAGTCTCTATATAAATACTTTCATCCCACTCATTAATCCTCTTTCCGTTACGATAAATGTACGCCATTAAATCTATCTTACCAACACCATTATCTCTCCAACCAAATCTAACCGAGTTTTTATGATGTAACCCAAAGGAAAAACCGAACAATTTATTAATATCTTTTTGGTTCTTTGGGTCTTTTGTTTCATACAAACAAGAGTTAGTAAAGAGAACGTCATATGCCATCCTCTTTTTATTCCAATAAAGTCTCAATCTAGGTTTATTAGCCCTATGTTTACCTTCTTTAATTGTGTGAACCTTAAACCTCCTCATTGTTACATTTCTTACAGAAGATTTTACAAAATTTCTTACCTTTACCCTTATAACTACAATAATCACGTAATGGATTAATAACCCATGCGTAAGCCATCATAACTAAAAAGTGACCCATTAAGATAGTCCCGAATACTATTGCAGTGTATAAAAACACGTTTGACAGGGTATCTTTACCCATTTCATACGTCTTATTGGAAAGAGCAAAAAATGACACACCTAATAGAAAGGAACCGATTATCCTTCCTAAATTAGTTAGTGCTAACCACATGAAGAATTTTTTAAAAGTTTTCATATTTTTTTGTTTATTAATAAATATTTCATATATTGGTATTGACCATTAAAAATAAAGTATATATGAGAATAAAAGATTTAACAGACGAAGACATTAACAACTATTCAGAAATTGAGTTGTTACAAATGGAATTGTGTGAACGTGTTGATAATATTAATAAGTCTAACAAGTCGTTTAAAAACATCCTTGGACATTTCATTATCACAACCGTTCTTGCTACACTTGCCACATTAGTCTTCGGTGGGTTTATCTCTTTATTCTTCTTTATTCCGTCTATAGTATTATTTTTCGTTTTAAACAGGAAAGGTAATGATAAGAAGACGGCATTAATCTCATTTAAGATGTCTGTATTATTCTACAAGGAAAGTGGTATCATTGATACTAGTAATGAGTACTTGGTTAAGAAATACGTTGATAAAATCGAATATTAAAGCATAAAAAAACCTCCCACACTATGGGAGGTCTTCTTGTATCTTTGTAGGTGATTATCCACCTGTACCTGTTCCACCGAAAGAACCACTTCTGTTAAGACCTAATCCAGCCCAATTAACATCGTCAGCGTTTCTGTAAACAAGTTTACCATTTTCTTTATCTAATCCGACTTTTCCTTCGTAATCATCTTCTTCAGCTGCTGCCATGAATTCTAGGAAATCAGTTCTAGTCATTGCTCCGATAACACCTTTCTTTCTCCACAATCTAGCTTTAAGTTTGAAATCGTCTTCTAGAGCCTTTTTTCTTCTCTTTCTACCACCGAAGAACTCGTTTAATTCTTCTTCTGTAAGTTCAGTTGATTCTGATACAGTTCCTTTAACATGTTTCTTAGCCTCAGGAGCGTGTTTCATTTTCTTCTTTTCAGTTGTAGTAGCTGATTTAGAGTTACTTCTCTTTTCTACCATCTTACCATCCATCTTGTTCTTGATGTGTTTCTTAGCTTCAGGTGCGTGAGAAGGTTCATCATTAAGACCCCAATCCTTTTCAGGAGCGTCTTTAGTGTTACTTCTTTTGTCTACCATTTTATCTCCAAGACCACCCTTAACGTGTTTCTTAGCTTCAGGAGCTGCAGACTCCATTACAAATGATTCAACAACTCTCTCAAGTTGTTCTTTTCTAATTTTATATCTTTTCTTAGCCATTTATATTGGTTTTTAGTAATTGTTGTAGTTTATGAATCTCATGAAGTTTTCTTTCTCTTTAGATAGACCTTCAGTGATTGTATTATCTTTATTCATTTCGTTAACCAAGTTACTTACAGACTCATTAACAACGTCTTTTTCAACGTCCTCGATAGTCTTTTTTTCAACAGTCTCGGTAACCAAACCAGCTTCCTTAAGAGTGTTTTCAACAACTAGGTCCAAATCTTTTTTCTTAATAATTGTAGACATGTTTTATTGTTTTTTAATAAATATGTAAAAAAAGGAGAAAAGGACCTTATTTAGTCCGATTCTCCTGTAATTTTTAGATATCGTCAAACGATGCTCCCGTAGGAGTTACGTTAAATTCAATTATGATATATTCAAGAGCTGGGATAGGTTTCAAGAAAATCTTTCCTCTCATCTCGTTTCTATCGATTTCTTCAGGGTCATCTGAAAGTACTACTCTAAAGTCTGTAATACCCCTTTCTTTTCTAATGTTATCCAAAATAGGGTTAACAAGGTTTAAGAATTGGTTTCTTACAATTTGGTCATTTTGTTCGAATAGTAGCCTAACCGCTACTGCTGAAATCAGTTTTCTAGTTTGTAGTAATAATCTTCTTACGTTCAATCTATCAAGAGCTGAATCTCTAACTTGTAGGTTTTTGTTACCCCAAATTACAACTCCTTGGTCAGAGAATGTAGCCATTGGGTTAATTCTACCTTCATATAGTTCATCTCTTTGTTCTTCAGTAAGTTTAACTCTTGCTTGAATAGCGTTTGTAAGACCTCTAGTGTAACCAGCCGTAGCGAACCATGGGAAGGATACATTATCTGTTAATGCTAAGTTACGTGTAACCTCATACGTAGGTGGTAACCAAACATTTACATTGTTCTCACTATCTCTAGACTGAATCCATGGCCAATAAGTGGCTGTGTAGTTACTATCGATGTCCGCTAATTCAAGTAGGTCAACAATGTCTTCTGCTGAGAATACCTCAGAAGTGTTAAACCCTAATCCTGTTAATTGAACAGTGTTATCGTAGGTTACACCTTCAGGTGCTGTCAATAGATAGATTGAGTCAGCTCTTTCTTCTTCAATCATATCAATTGTTTCAGTCACAAGGTCATTGTTATCAGCGTAATCCACGTTAGTTACCGTGAACACGTTGATGTTTACTGATTCAGGGTTTTCGAATGTTCTGATTCCTTCTAAATAAGCGTAGAAGTCAGAAGTACCTTCTTGAGGTCCTAATTGTTCGAACTCTCCTGTTAACAATCCGTCAGTAAAACCAAGTTTACCAACTCTATATCTGTCTGTGTTTGTTCTGTTTTCTCTATAACAGTTCCAACCATCAAATCCTAATTGTGGTGCGAACGTGAACTTTCTCGCGAAGATTGATTCATAATCCGTACCTTGAATTCCCGCAACCGTTCTAAATTCACAACATCCAACTTCATAGTTACCAGCGATTGCTGCGTCCTTATCCATGTGGAATCCTTTAGTCATTGCTGTCCATTGGTTAGGTGAACTATCGTTAGTATATCCTTTCCAATTGAATAGGTTTTGGTCGATACCCTCAGTGTTTGTAAGACCAAGATATACTTTCTTGATTTTCTCCGCTGTTGGGTCGTAATCTGTTTTGTAGATTGGGGATGGTGCTTGAATACCTGCCGCGTAATCTCTAACAATGTACCCATCAAATCCTGCTGGGAATGCGTCGATTGGTGCGTTAGGGTTAGCAACTACCATAATGTATCTACTTCTCAACTCGAAATCACCATCAGCTGTACCGATGATTCTTGCGATATATCTATCACTTTCAGGGTCCATAGAACACTTACGGAAACTTTCAATAATTGAAGGTCTTCTATCAGTGTCACCGAACTCTCTAACCACAACGTCAAACTCCTTAGTATCAAGTTTAATGTTTTGGATTGAAATTTTAATCTCCTTGTTCGCCGCTGAACCGTCAGAGATAGAAATGAATTTGAATAACTTATCAATAACGTTACCACGAAGTTCCGAAACAACCCAAGGAGTCTCAGGAGTTTGGTATGGTTGTTTGTAGTTATTAAATCCTGTAGTATATGTTAATGAAGCGTTAACACCTAAAATGTAGTTGTTAGCTATCATATGTTCCATCATTGCTGGATAGTGTTCCTCAACGAAAATCATACCTTCCTTATCGAAACAATCTGTTCCAAGTACTCTTGTGATATAATTTCTTGAAGAAGTATCAAATGATACATTGTAAGCAACTGTGTTAGTTCCACCTGAAGTTGTTGCTGATAATGTGAATGACGCTAATGGGTCAGTGTTAGTTGTTGTGTTCAATACTACACCACCACTTGATTGGTCAGTTCTAAATTCTAATGTATCAACTAAGTAATCAGCTCTAGACCTTAACATCGCTAATATCTTACCTTCCCACTCAGTATATTCAGTTGCTGTGTATGTAGTAACTGTACCTGAAATTGTTCCTGTTAGACCTGTAACTGATGTTTGTGTCGCTGTAGCTGACGTACCTGTGAAAGATGAACCAATCTTTGTGAATACAATACCCTCAGGGTAAGTCTCAGTATCGGTTGGAATATCTGAAGTAGTTAATGTTGGTCCGTTAGGGAATAATCCTAGGTTGTATAGTGCTTCAGCGTTAGGGTCACTAAAGTTACCATAAGTTGAACCTGTGAAGTCTGCTGTATATGTTGAAGTCGTTGCCGAACCTCCAACGATTGTTGATGGGTCATAGTTAGCGTCAGCTGTAATCATCCAAGCTGAACCAGCGTCATACCCTGTCAAACCTAAAATACGTGTAACAAACAATTGGTTTGATTCACTTAAATAATTTCTTGAGATATATGGTACCTCGTACTTTGGTTTGTTATTTCCGAACTTAGCCGGATTTTGTCCACCGAAAATTGCGACGAATTCTTCATAGTCTGTAATGAAGATTGGCTCAAAGGCTGGACCCTTAACAGTTTCACCAACAACACCTAAAGTTGTAACACCAACCTGTTGTGCTACAAATGTTAAGTCTTTTTCTGATGTGAAAACACCTGGTGATACGAATACTTTATTGTCTGGCATTTCTTAAGTTTTTCTGAATTATTAGTTATTTTATTAATAAATATGATACCGAATCCCAAAAAGTTTCCCTATTACTCTTTAGAGTAAGACAAAAAGTACACTTTTATCATACTTATATAAGAAAAGCCCGTGAAAAGAACGAAAAACATAAAAATTACCCCGAAGACTCACAAGATTTTAAAAGAGCATTGTGAGAAAAATGGTCTTAAGATGTTCGCGTATGTTGAGAAATTAATACGTGATGCGTGTGAAGTTAAAAGAGATATATACGGAGAACCGATTGATTAGTGGAACCTTTTGAAGGCGGCGTAAACATTCCAAAGACACACAATAACAATGTGTATAATCTCTGACACACCCATACCCTCAAACATGTTGATAGCTGATAATGGTAGTATAATCATTGTCACGGAAAACACTAAGTGAGTAAACCACTCCCTATACAATAAAGTTTTCCTATTAAGATATGCCATAAGGAATACAGCTAATGGATATGAGAAGAAATAAGAGAATGCGGCAATGTTATGGATTGGTTTTTGGTCCACGTTAAATATACCCACTAATAAGAGTGATAAAGAAACAAACGTGAATAATATGTAGGGTATTATTTTAACCTTTAACCTAACATGTTTCTTAACGAATAACATTGTGTTAAAGAATATTGATAATGATAGGAGGATGATGATAGTATTCCATATATCATTGGTCTTAACATTTTCACCACCACCCCATACTGATAATTGAATTTCTTTTATATTGAACCCTGTAACATCCCAGCAAAACAAAAAAACGACGAAGAACAACATAATAGAAACCACTGTTTGTAGTCTTCTAATTATACGTACTAGGTCGTTTTTTTTGCTCATAATAATATAGTAATTATGAACAGAATAATAGTCAAATTATTTCCTTGTTGGTTTTTTCTTTGCCCTCATTTTAATAACCTTACAAGCTTTCTTAAGGTCTTTCTGTTCATCTAGTTTCTTTATGTAATTGTAACCTTCGTCCCACCAACCCCTCATTTGTTTCTCATCGAAAAACATTGTGTTGTCTGTTAATGATTTTGGTAAGAAATATATATTAACTGTTACATCGTTTTCTTTAGCGATATTTTTTGCTGCTTCAATATCTCTGTCAGCATTCTCTCTCAAGAATACATCAAACATTCTTTCTATTAGTTCTAGTGGGTTATTACCAAAGTCGACATCAACATCTCCTGAATAGTTCTCAGTCTTTGTACTGATAACGTCAATTTCTGTTGCACCCATTTCAATAGCTTTTCTAATTGGCACATGTTCCATGAAACCACCGTCAGCGTAATAATCGTCTTCAACACCTCTCCTAACCAATGATGTGAATGGTACAGCGTTACCTGAAATCCAAGTCCAATCAACGAACTTGTCGTAACCCTCCTCACCTAAAGCAACAGAACTATAATATTCTGAACGTGCTCTAGACAGATTAGTTACACACGTAACAATATTTTTACCTTCAGCTAGTGATTGGTTATACTTCTCTTGTGGGAAGAATCTGTAGATTAAATCTTTTAGATTCGACGAGTCTCCGAAAGTTGGTTCTTTTCTAAATACAATCATTCTGAAAATACTCCATAGATTGAATTTACCGTTTTTCTTTAGTGGACTTATTTTATAAATATCATCTAACCCCATTGTTGTGTAACCCTCTTTAAGGGATTCAAAGTCATTGACTGATGCCAATGTCTGTAATAAACTACCTGTAGAGGTTCCTAGATAAAGTTCATATTCTTTACCCATTTCCATTTTCATGTATTCTAACATACCACCTACGTATGCACCTTTCGAACCACCCCCTGATAATACTAACGCTTTCATTTACCTTTTTTTTTATTGTGGATTTAGTCCATTTATAATGAACATTCTTATTGTCACCGTGTCATTTGTTCCAGGTACGAAATTATCCAACCTAGGATAAGTGTGTGTCGTCACTTCTTGTATTAATTCACACGGGTTACCTTGTGTATCTTCTTTTGTACCATATTCGTAATAGGCTGATATAGCCGAATTTAAATCTTTCAAAAGAGGTATGGAATCAGCTTCCGCTTCATTCACGTTATTTAAATCATTAGATGTCATAATAAACAAACCAACAGTCTGAACTAATAGATTGTTGATTAGGTTTTTCCTTCTTCTTCTCGCCTCTTCTCTTGCCACCATCGGTGGGTAAACTTTAAATGTGACTTTAGAATCGTCACTCAATGTCCCATCCATCAAGTACCACTTCCTTGTACAAGTTCTTGTACTAACATAACCGTTATTAGCGAAAGCGTATTCCGCTTTATAATCCACAACAGGGTCACTAAAGTTAAAAACAGTGAACCCTAATTGGTCATACGATATTGTTAGGTTTTCGTAATAAGTACAACCTGTTAAAAATCCGAACTTATCAAATTTATAATCTGGGTGTAATCTCTTAAATAAATCCTTTTTATAGTCAATTGATTTTGGCGTAGTCTTTTCATTTATACCAGCACTACCACCTAAACGTTCTACTGTGTCATCCGACAAAAAATCATATAACTTATAATGATTATAACCATCCTGTTCTTGTTGGGTTAGGACTTCATCTCTTTTGGGTTTGTCGACAATGAAGTATTTTGATACAACTTTTTTCTCATCAATAGTTAGTCCTGTCCATGTTGTACCAGTTTGTTCATACATAGATTTAATCTCATTTCTAACATCAACATGTCTTAAACCAACTAACTCACCAATAGAGTCAATATTTACTATATTAGTGATATTGGTGTATCCCGTATAACCACTATAAATCGATTCATCACCCCACAAATAAGCATTGTTAACATCCCACCCATTTAAGATGGTGTTACTATTAGGGTCAAATCCATTGTATTGGTATAATTTATTTGCCATTGTATTAACTTAATTGTGCCGTTATAGAAAACGTTATTTGGTCATTTTGTCTGTAGACCTCTACTTGACTATTAACATCAACTCTCACGGGTGTTGAGAAAGCTGAATTTTGTTTTATTTGTTTCGTTCTATCTAAAGTGGAACCGACCTCTCTAATACCACCCTTTCTAGTACCCTTAGTACAATACACTGATACCATAACAATTGAGTTAGGACTAACATTCAACGTCACTTTATGCCAAACCCCATTGTACTCACCATCAAAACCCTCAAATTTTTCTTTATAGTTTGAGAACTCCCCTGATAAATTATTAATACCATTAAGGTCATTAATGATGTTTTCAGCGTTATCGGTTAATACCCTATTCTTTTTACAATCAATAATTTTCTTTTGAATATCTACAGCAAACTCCTTTTGCTCTTCATCATTGAAAAAGGCGTCTGTTTGTACCTTACTAGATAATAAGTGTTTAGCTAGTAATGTTTTATGTTCAGTAGATAATGAATTATAATCCAATTGATTATATTGAACTGTTAACATATCTCTAAATGTACAGTAACAGATTCTCAAAAGATTAAAGAATAAAACAATATTATCTATATTGGTAATGTCTGTCGCTGAATTACCTGAAAAATCATAATCATCCTCAACTAAGTAATAATGTCTAATTTTACCTTTTCTTGTGGTTTGTACACCATTTGTATTTAATACCGCTATCTTCATTATATTTGTGCTATTCTAACAGTCCAAGTCTGTACCTCAAAGTTTTTATTCGAAGTATTATTTTGTACCCACAACTCAACATAATCACCGCCACCAATCTCTAACGTACCTGTTAGAGATAAACTTTCCTTGGTAGATGTCCATTCAGTTTCAGTAATTGTTGCAGTAATCTCATCAGTACCATTTTTATAAATTGAGAATTGCGCTAATTGGGAACCACTTTGTGCCTCACCCGACATTGTTGCGGTAATTTCAAACGTTTGTCCTGTAGTTGAGGCGGTATATGTTAATCTATTATCTGAATGTGAGAAACCTCTAGCCCCACCTAATATAGATGTACTATTAACTTTAACAGCTACACCAGACGTGGATATAGTTGTGGTTAATGTGTTATTATCGTTATACATTTCAGCCCAATGTTTGAACTTACTATCACCTACCTGTAACCCACCTATTAATAAATTTTCGGGACTAATATTAATAGTAGTACCCGTATCAGATAAACTTTCTGACACCTCAACAAATTCATTGGATGTGTTGCCACTGAACTCAGTATTCTTTATTACTAAAAATCTTGTACTCATTACTTATAAATATTAAATAGTTGGGACAACTTTTTCCTTATAAACCCACCATGAAGAACTAAGTGCTACATCGGCACTATAATTATCAGATGGGTTTGATGGTACTCTCCTTAATACCACAACAATCTCATCACTCTCATTTATTAGTGAAGAGTTTAATGTTACAATACCTGAAGGTTGTCTTAGATTAGTTGTACTACCTGTAAAGGTTATGGTACCATTAAAAGATTCGTCTATAGATTTATTAGTACTTTCACCAGCACCAATATATCTAACATCCATCTCCCAATATAGGGTGTCACTAGTTGTACTAACAGGTATATCTGTACTATATAATGTGAATATGAATGATGGGTCTGTTGTTAAATCCACCTGACCTGTAACAATGGTACTAAGTAGTAGTTTTTCCGTATTACTACGGTCAAATAAAATAACTGATTTAATACCATCTAAAATACCTTCATCCGCGAAACCTGTACCTTTACCAACACCTTTTTCCTCCAGCTGAATACCAACGTAACCTGGGTCAGGAGACCAACTATTTAAATTTGTGGTCACCACTTGACCATCGTTCCTACCTAAAGTTAATGTACCACCACTAGACACAGTGGCTCCTGTTACATATGTATCTGTAGCACCAGTACCTAATTGTGATAACACCCATGACGCTGATGGGATTTCATTACCACTGAATGGTGATAAATCTGTTGTGTAATCTAATTTTCCTAATAAAGTATCACCTGAAATGGATACTCTATTCCATCCTATTTCTCTAACACCTGTTGCCCCACTAAAACCTCCTGTATATGTTGTATACGCACGTGCTTCAGCGGTGTTAAGTGCTAATTCTCCTATTTTAAGTTGACCAACGGTAGGTATTTTACCCAGCACGTTAGACCTTTTAAGTAAAAATCTTGAATTTCTATCTGCCATATTTATGACTCCAATAAGTATTCCCTATATAGGGTTTATGATTCGGTTATATAACCTCTATAAAATAAATATCCCCATCCTTATTAAGAATGGGGATAAATTTAAAATTGTTTTAAACTTTAGTAAGTTCCACCGTCTAGACAATCGTCTTCCGCTAGAACTCTCTTACCATCAGGTGCTCCTGAGTTACCATTAGTGTTTCTAATTAGTAAGTCATTCATTGATGTGAAGAAACTCAAGTTTTCTGCTCCTGTTGCTGAAGTATATTCAGAGTTAGAGTTGATGTTCGGGTTAGAGAACATTTGTCCTGTTGCTAGAACAATATCGGTACCCGCTCCATCACCATCTTGAATAGTGAATCCAGCCCCTAGATATGTTGAACTCGTGTCACCTGTAGGGTTATAGTTTATTGTGATATTATTATCTTCTACGTATAGGTTAGTTGTATCTACGATTGTTTCAGTACCATAAACAGTTAAGTTACCGTGTACCGTCAAGTCACCAACACCTGGGTTATTTCCAGGAGCTCCACCTGAACCAATAACTAACCCACCTTGTCCGATGTTAGCTGTCGTTCCTGATTGGTTAGCTACGTTTAAGTTACCAACAGTTAATAAATCATTAGCCTCGTTGTACTCGAAACCTGCTTCAGTAGTTAAACTACCACCACCGTCAGTGTAAACAACTCTTCCAGCTCCTAGACCTGTAATTGTTAATCCTGTTGCTGAAATATCTCCCACGTAAACAGTGTCCCATCTTTCAGACGGTGAACCCAAGTTATAACCTAAATCAATTCCAGGGTTAAAGTGTGCGTGAGAAATAAAATCTTCTGCTGGATAGAAGTTGAAGTCTCCCGTGTTACCACTAACTACTAGGCCAGCTCCATCATCAACTAAATCAGTTGTGGATGTACCTAATTTAACTTTTCTAACGAAAATCTCGTCGAACCTAGAACCTACAGCACCGATATCACAACTTAAGTGTGACGTTGGTAATATTGTACAGACTGTCAATGTACCACCACTTGTCATGGTTAGGTCACCATCAACATTTAAATTATCAAAAGTGTCTATTGTAACATCTAAGTCATCCTGACCTTGATTTCTATAAATTGTTAGGGTACCCGCGTTATCATATGTGAACCCTGTCACAAAAGTGTCAACGGTTGCTAATGAACTTAAATCGATTCCAGCTAACGTAACACCGTCATTTCTAGTCAATAATAAGTTGTTACCTGAAAGAGTACCACCCGATACAAACGTATCTTCTAATCCTAAGATATGTGGTCCCGTGCCAGGGTCTTGATTATATACTAATGTTGTGTTGTATTTGTTATCGTTGTTTGTAGCCGATACCGTACCCGTGTTACCTGTAACATAGTTGTTAGTATCTATTGTATGTGTAGTATCAATAAAGATAAATTCATTACCACCCTCATTCACTACAGATAGTGAAATGTTTGTACTACCACTAAGTTTATCTTCTAAAAATCCAGGTGTTGTATCGTTTGATGAGACTTTAACTTGTTGTGTATCACCTGATGCCGCCGCTATATCAGATAGTGTAGCAAATGGGTTAGATGTTGATGGGTTAGTGGCTCCCGTTACGGCTGCGTATTCATCACCGTTAATATGGAAATATTGCCCTGACTCACCACCTTGTAAACTAGTTAACTGTGTGTTGTGGTTTAATGTTAAACCTGATGCTGACGTAATATCAATATAAGCTGTAACATTTGGTTTACCTTCAGTTAAATTAAGAGTTAATAGATTAGTACCATTGTTGAATGTTGCTCCTGAAACATATGAATCAGATGTGGTAATATTAGAAATATCATCTAATACAAAACCACTAGCCGTACCCTTTAAGTACTTATCTACTAATCCAGCACCTGTAACACCTTCATATTTAATGATTCTATTTCTAAGTGCTAAATCATACAGGTTAGAACCAACCTCGAAAAAGTTAGCTGTCGCACCTGTACCAGCAGATGTCCACTCTTGTGATGAAGTGGTGATACCTGAAAAGTACATAACACCATCAGCGGTGTTAACAATCGGTTCACCTGGAAATAGTTGAGACGGTAAAGGTCTGTTTACTATATCCGAGTTTTTAATTTTTAATCTAAAGTCTCTTAAAGCCATTTTTGAATTTTTTTAATAAATATGCTTAATAATCACCTGCGTCCAAGCAATCGTCTTGTATTATTGAATTATTTGCGGTTATAATCCTACCGTTACTTTGTGAGTCTAAACCTAAGTCTAAATTAGGTGTTATAACCCTATTAGTTGAGGTCCATGTTGTGGACGTTCCACTTACGGTATTAACCTCTCTAAATCTTCTTGTCGGTGTACCTAATTGTACATTATCATCTAATACAGGTTCCACTCTAGGGTTAGGGTAGAAAGTAACTATATTACTGATAGTCACACCACTACTACAAGGGTCTACATTATCTGTATAGACTGTATTAGTCGTACCCGTACCACAATTGATGATATCACCCGTAACTACCAAGTCACCCTGTATAGTGTCACCCGTAAATGCAGGTGGCTCAGGTTGTACTACAATATATTTTACTATGTCCGTATTACAATTACTCATTAAACTGGTACTAATCCTCTAAGTGTTATTTCTGAAATTTCTGTAGAGATGTCTTTAACTATATCTATAATTAGTTCGTCACCTGTGTTAACAGTGAATGGTGCCGTCACAGGACTACCATTTTTCAATATTGTGTAGGAAGTTATGTTATCCGTATCTATCGTGGTATAATTAGTATCGTTCTCCACTGTGAATCTCACACTAGTTGGGGACCCCACTAAAAATTGTATAACACAAGTCAATGTCTTATCCTTAGGTCCATCATCTTTAATGTATCTAACAATAGGTTTAGTTGACTTATCCATAACTTCAGTAGTTATGAATGCTCTCGTTACCGCTGGTTGTACTTCGAACTCCTCTGAATCAACAAGGTATCCCTGAAGTTTCATTTCGTAAGCCTGTACGTAATATCTTTTCGCGTTAATGTCCGTCACTTGACTCTCATCACCAATACTCTCAAGTAATATCGGGAAGTAGTGTCCTTTAACATTTATATAAGCTTGTGCTGATGCAAATTCTTGTAATACTCTTTGATTGAATTTATTAAGTTCTCTCTGTCTGTAACTGAAGAATCTAACTGTGTAAGTTAAATCAACACCCACAGGGTTTGGTATCGTATGAATATCCATTCCTTTTCTATTACCATTCCATACAGGGATTTTCATATATGGGAAGTTCTTTCTTACAGGAATTTTAAAATCGGCTGGGTTAGTACCTGTCTGTCCGTCAGGTTTTCTAACAACCGAAACAAAAGGTATTTTAATGTTACCGTACTTATCAGAGTTGGTCCAAGTCTTTGAGAACTCATTCCATCTTTGAATACTAAAAGCATGTACGGGTACTTGGTCACCTTTTATAACAATACCCAATTCATTATTTACGAATTCTATGAATCCTTTATCTAAATCACCGTGGTCGACAGTTCTAGGCAAGAATTGTTTGTTCTTATCTAAGAATTGGTCAACCCAATTAGCAGGGCCACCTTGTGGGTCAATCCTTTTAATTGGTACGGTTAGTTTTCTTTTTTTAGGTAATGCCATTAAAAGTTTGGATTAAATTCGTCCACATCCGCGTTAACACACATAATAGTTCTGTAGTACCCTTTGTACCCTAATCTAGTGTGTGCATTATCTGAATTGATTCTACCGTCATTAGCAACGGTGAAATATTTTATATTATCTTCCCTATCTACATAACCAATATAGTCACCATACCTGATGTCAACACCCAACTCCTCAAGATGGTCAGTGAATACTGTGAAATTAAAATCACCATATTCTAATATTTGACCGTAACCATCTGAGTAAGTACTCTGTTTAGATTCACCTAACAAAGGTCTAACATTAATTTCCTTTGGTGGTTTAAACTTAATTTCTTCAGCATCGGCTTCACCCCAAACATCATCAGTATCACTTTTAAGTCTGTCTACTTGGAATAGAACAACTTTGAAGTCTAGGTCTCCTTCTACGAACTCTCTAGCCATTTCGTTCTCCAAACGGAAATCAGCTTCGTCATAGAATTTACTTAATCTAGAAATAGGGTATTTTTTCTTAGCCATATAAATTGGTTTTTTATATAAATATTTAGAGAATCGGGATTTATTTATTTTCCACGGTTTGTTTTTATATTTAATTGGATATGTTGGACATCAGTAGATTGAAAAACAAGAAAACTTTACTTAAACTTAAAGATTATGAAGGTCAGAATGAGTACCTGTTATCATTAAAGGAAAGGTTAATAAAAGAGGGTAGTTTTACCATCTCACCTTCCCTTGCCGATTATATTGAGTCTAACTTCCATAGGGACCCATTAACCATTAATAGGGTCGTCGGTATCACCGAATATCTAGGTGAAAAATTCAAAAAAGATTTCGATTTAAATCATATACCTGAAAGGGTACTGGTTGAAACTGTTCTTGGTGAAACAGATAAGGCTTACCACGTTAAAGGTAAGGTATTTAGGAACCAAAAGTACTCACCACTGTTCTATATCCCTAAAACTCAGGTATATGAGAATTTAATGGATGTGGTTGAGGAAGTCGAAGTAGATTTCGATAAGTACCAAGAATTAGATAAACGTGGGTGGCGAGCATTCCCCCATCAAGAAGACGGAATTAAATTCCTTTTGAGTAAGAAGAAATGTATTCTAGGTGATGACATGGGGCTTGGTAAAACATATCAATCTATTGTTGCCGCTTTAGAGTGTGACGCACAAAAAGTTTTAGTTGTTTGTCCAGCAAACGCTAAGATTAATTGGTTCAGGGAGATAGCAAACTTCGTACCTGAGGATGATATTACCATCTTAAAAACAGGTCACTATAACCCAAAAAGATTTACAATAATTAATTACGATATACTTAAAAACTTTCACACACTCGTTGATAGAAGGAAGAAATACGAAGAGTGGGAGATTCATAGACATCTGTATGATGAAGGTTTCGACCTAATCATTATGGATGAGGCACACATGGTAAAAAACCCTAAAGCCAATAGGACAAAGATTATCAACCAAATCTGTGAGAACATAGATAGAAGATGGTTGTTAACGGGTACACCAATTGCTAATAGACCAATGGATTTCTACAATCTCCTCAATCTTTGTGAATCCCCTGTTTGTTCTAGTTGGAAGTATTATGCTTTCCGTTACTGTGATGGTAAGAAATTCCGTAAGAAGACCAAAGCAGGTAAATTCCGTGATATATGGGTTACAGATGGTGCTTCTAATTTGGAAGAACTTCACGAAAGAACTAAGAGTTTAATTATTAGGAGAAAGAAAGAGGACCACCTAGACCTACCACCAAAAATTGTGGCACCATACTATATGGAATTAGATGATATGGCACAATACGGTAGAGTGTTCGAAGAATATCTAGAATGGGCTAAGTCTGAAGGTAAGAGACTTGGTGCCGGTAGACATATGGTTGAATTGGTTGTTCTTAGAAAATATCTTGCTAGTGAGAAGGTTAAACAGAGTATTGAGTTAGCTGAACAAGCTATAGAAAATGGTCAGAAGGTTATTATCTTCACAAACTTCACCGATTCGTTTAATGACTTAATGAGACACTTCGGTAGTATCGCTGTTGGACATAATGGTCAAATGAATGGTACTCAGAAACAAAGGTCTATCGATTCATTCCAAGGGGATGATAAGATAAAAGTATTTGTTGGTAACCTAATATCGGCGGGTACGGCTATTACACTTACTGAAGCTGAGGTTGTTATTATGAATGATTTAGATTTCGTTCCTGCTAACCACGCTCAAGCTGAAGATAGAGCGTATAGGATTGGTCAAGAAAATACGGTTAACGTATACTATCCGATAGCACAAGGTACATTGGATGAGATGATTTATGGAATCTTACAGAAGAAGATTAATATCATTAATACCGTAATTGGGGATGAGATAGAGGAGGTTGATATTATGACCGATTTCATTAAAGAGATTAGTCTATTACATAACTTTAGTTAATTGCTTTGAATAGATTCTTAACATCTTCTAAATTAGTATAGATTTTCCAATCGGTTGTGTTTATGACATTGTCCCTACCACCATGTGTTAACCATTCACGTACACTATCCTCCGAAACGTCATAATCCCAATAACCAGAAACTAATCTATCAGGATTATCTTTATAGACAAAGAAAGATGCTGATAAAGTGGGTATCCACCCTTCACTGAATTCACCATCCTCATATTGGTCTAAGGTATAGTCAAAAGCCGTATGGAAATCATGATACCCATCGGGATAGGGGCCTTCCCATCCGTCATTGTATTCTTCTAACAATTTTATGAACTCAGCAATCTCAGCATGACTTCTTAGATGAACAACACCTTGAGGATGACCACCAACATTTGGTGCTTCGGGCGTGGCTTCAATCCAATCAAAATCAGATTCTCTTAGTATTTTCTTTATAAGATTTCTCATCATTAATAAATACTTGAATATTTATCAATAAAGCGAATTATGTCCTTAATTATAAACGATGCTGAAAAAGCGAAAATATTCAGACAAGTAAGACACAGACTAGGAGCTCCAATCCGTAAGGTAGAATTGGAGGATGAAGTTATGTGTACACTACTTGAGATTGCTATAGAGGACCATTCATCTAGAATTAACGAATGGTTAATCGAGGCCCAATGGTCATCATTATATGGTAAAGATATTACTACAACAGATATAGCTAAAAGTTTAACGGTTAGAGAACAGGCATATGAAGATTCATGGACATATGCTTATTCTAAAATTGTTGGTCTACAAGCACGTGGTCCTTGGGAACTTAAAAAGGATTTTGTTACAATAACCGAGGGTCAACAGGTATATGAAATCCCTGCAGGTAGAGAAATCAATGAAGTATTATGGATTACACCACCAACTATCGACCACGCATTATATGGTGCTTATGGTTGGGGTGATTATGGATTCGGTGGAGGATTCGCACAAACACCTTTCGGAGGTGGTGGAGGATTCGGTTATGGTGGGTTCTATTTAGGTTCTTCATACGACATCTTATCTAGAGACGCTGACTACAATTTAAAACAAAGAATTATTTCGTCTGACTTGATTTATAAAATCACAGCAGGACCAAACGGTACTAAGTTATTACATCTTATTCCACCACCAGGTTCTAGAATTCTATTCGGAAGAGGTGGGCCAGGAGCTACAGGTAATATTAATGTTACGGGTAGTAAAGTATGGTACCATTATTATGAAACAACTTCAGAAGAAGAAAGACAGAGATGTCTTAACGAGAATAAAGATATTATTAAACTACCATCAGACGTTCCAATCGATGTTGTTAATTTTGATGAGTTAAATAGTCCATCTAAACAATGGGTTAGGGATTGGTTCACAGCTCTTTGTAAAGAGACTCTTGGTAGAATTCGTGGTAAATTCGGTGGGGCTTTAGGTGTTACCGATGCTGAGGTCACAATGGATTATGATTCATTATTGAGTGAGGCTACCGCTGATAAAGATAAACTAGAAGAAAGATTAAAAGAAAGATTAGAGAGATTACAACCTGATAAGATGTTAGAGAGAAAAGCTAATGAAGCTGAAAGTCTCAATAAGACACTCCAATTCAGACCTCTTGGTCATCATATTAATGTAATTTAAGATGAGTAGTAATTTTTTCCATACTAGACCTCATTTCGAGGATAGACAACATGTTCAGTATAGTGGTGATTCTATCACATTGTCAGGATTTACCAAGGCTTCACACCAAGGTATGTTTATCACAATGCCTACTGTTTTAGATTTCACAGGAACTACAACAGCGAGCACAACTACGACTATAAATGGTCTTACAGGTTATTTGAATGAGGGTAGAGTATCAGGTTTCCAAGTATACCCACCTGTTTTAAAAATGAGTGGTACTACAGGTACTACAACAATAGATGTTACGGGTATGGTGTTAACCGCCTTAGACTCTAAAGGTAGTGTTGTTTGGGCGGCTGGAGCTTCGGGTAGTACCGACACCTATCTAAGTGCCGCATCATTAAACTGTAGTAATAATGTATTAACGTTAACAATGAGTGACACCTCATTTTATAATGTTGACTTCACTTGTGTATTGACAGGTTTAACAGGTACTTTTACAGGTAACACATCAGCAACATGTATCACTGATTTATGGGTTTCTAAAATACATTCATGTTCTCCATTATACATTAACCCACTAGATGAGGGTAATGTGTATTTTGGTTCAGATAGTGGATTTACTGTGGATATAATGAATGGTGGTAACATTTATGTTAAGGGTGACCACATTGTACATTCAGATAACGATGGGTTAGTTGATTTCCCATCATTAACACCAGTCTTTAGGGGTACTTTAACCTCTTTCGATGAGGATTTAACTGTAGGTAATATAATATCTAACTCAAACCCATCGGGTAACACAGGTGTATTTTTCGGTAACTTCGCCCCATGGCCAACATCAAGACCATTAGGTTCTTTAAGTTACCATGGTACAGCATATACTAGAAACAGTTCCCCACCAGTAGGTGATGATTTCTATAGAAATAAGATTGTTCTACAAGGTGCGGCAGATACTAGTGGTATGGTTATTAAAGGTACGGCTAGTGATGTTAACTCTACTGTATGGTGGGAGGCTGACGGAAGTTCGATAATGTTATTAAGGGGGTCCTTTGAGGCTTACGGTCAAACAGGATTCTTAGGTTTAGGATTAAACCCTGATGGTACTGAATTACCTTCTTCACATTTACAGATTGGTGGTACGGCTTACACAGGAACATTCAAATTTGTGGACGGTAACCAACAAGCTGGATACGTTATGACATCAGATGCTAATGGTAATGTTTCTTGGGCACCTGTTTCAGGTGGTACTAGTGGGTCTACTAATTTTTGGATAGGTGATAGTGGTATTGATTCGTTTAAATCTGTATACGGTTCACACTTAATAACTGCTGACTACTCTATGATTGGTCAGGGTCGTAACCATGTAATGACAGGTGGTACACAGACTGACAACGTTATTTTAGGTGGTAATGGTAATAGAATGTCGAACTTTACTGGTTTCGGTCTTAGTAACGGAATGTTAGGAGGATTCGGAAATGAGATGTATAATAGAGCTAGATTCTCCACAATTTTAGGTGGAGATTCCAATAGGTTAGACTCAACTAGTTCGGCTATTTTAGCGGGTAATGGTCACCATTTACGTGGTAACTATAATACTATTTTAGGTGGTGTTAATAATTTAACAGAACCAACGACAGACAGATGTGCTATAATTGGTGGACAAAATCATCGCATAAACGGTAGAGATGACTCAGTTATTTTAGGTGGTAACGGTATTACGGCCACAACAGATAGTACAGTATATGTTCCTTATTTGAACATTTCAAATGTGGGTACAGGTACATCGATTAATAACTTAGGTATCGATGTTAACGGTGAGGTTGTTATAGGTACTTCAGGTGGTGGGGGTGGAGTTTCCATCGACCCTTACGAAGTAATCCCTTCAGATACGGTAGGTATTACATGGAATGTTTCGGGTACAAGTACTAACTACGAAATGAATATGACAGGTAACACCATAGTAAACCTATCTAACGTAAGAAACGGTGAATATGGCACTATGATAGTTAACCAAGATGCTATAGGTGGTAGAACAATAACATTAGGTACCGTTAACGGTGCTGCCGGAACTCACAAAGTAGTTAATGGTGGAGGTGGTACAATAACGTTAACAGCTACAGCAAACGCCACAGACATTATATCATTCACCTATAACGGTTCCACAATGTATTGGACTGTAGGTAATGATTACACGTAATGAGTAGAGGACAATTTAGGTCACGTAATACAGTAGGTGAAATCTTCTCCTATCAAACAGATAGCAACAGTTTATTCGACCCTTCAGTATTATTCTTACCTGGCAACCCAGGTAGAGTTCATTGGAATTTAGGTCCTACGGGTCCTACAGGTTACACTGCCGATAACAGTTTAGCCTACACTTTTAGTGATGGTGGTTTATTAAAAACCGTAGAAATGAGGACCAATAAACTATCAAATCTAAGACAGTTTGATAGTAGGTCGGATAATATTGTGGGTCACTTGGATTTCAATAAGTGGACCAACTTCGGTGGATACTTCAATGTCTCTAATAACCCAAGTCTAACAGGTATCACTCATACAGCTAGTACACAAGAAGTTATTAGTTATGATGTTTTTAATTGTGATTTAACAGGAGAACTAGATTTATCGGGGCTTCAATACTTTTTAAAATATATCACAACACCATTCCCCATTTTCAATAGTGGTAGGTTTAATGCATATAACAACCCTAACTTAACTAGAATAAAACATCACCCCAACATTATTGGTAGTACTTTTGGTTATCAGGTATATAATTGTGATTTACAAGGTGAATTAGATATGACCATGTTTTATGACTTGGGTACTATATTTACGTGTTACAATAATCCTAGTTTAACAGGTATTACACATACCGCATCTACTAGGGATTGGGGTCTTTATAGAGCAGATAATTGTGATATCATAGGTCGTCATGACATGACCATGTTTTATGATGGGTTAGGTGGTCATTTCAGAATAAACGATAACCCAAATCTTACTGGTATTGACCACGCATATAGTTCCAATGCTTTCACTTACTACTACGCTTACGATTGTGATTTAACAGGTAATCACGATTTAACTATGTTAACAGGTCTTGGGGCTAGATTTGATGCACATAATAACCCTAGTTTAACGGGTGTTACACATACAGCATCTACAACGGTATTCACACAATACCAACTTCATGATTGTGATATAACGGGTAATCACGATTTATCTATGTTCCCAAATTTCGGAGGTAGTTTTCTTATTAGGAATAACAGTAATTTAACAGGTATCACCCACACATATAGTAACCAAACATTTACCCAATACGATGCTAATACATGTAATCTGACTGGTGACCTTGATTTAACTATGTTCCCTAATCTAGGTGGTGCTTTCAATGTATACAATAATACTAACCTAACTAGTATAACACATACAGCTAGTACACAAACATTTACTACATATAGTTTCCATAATTGTGATATAACAGGTGACCACGATATATCTATGTTGTCAGGATTAACTACACACATATTTGGTTATAATAACAATAATATGACAAATGTGATATTACCACCAGCCACAGGTACATTTAGAAACACTAGTATAAGAGAAGCGATATCTTTTGAAAGTTGTGACCTTGGGTATGTTAATTTTTTACCTATGGCCGGAATTACTATGGATGTTGGTTATATTTATGGGGCTTCAATTCACCTAGGTAGTAATAGTATGACTGCTGCAGAGGTTAACCATGTTTTGGTAGATTTTGATGAAATTGTAACGAATCAAAACCCAGCAGGATGGACTGGTGTGACATTACACATTGGTGGTACGAACGCGAGTCCTGACACCACTAGTGGTGGTTATGATGGGGTAGCTGCGATAAATAGTTTAACAGGAGCTACTAATAATTGGACGGTGTTCGTATAAATTGATATTTATCAAATATGGGAATAAGAGATTATTATTTTAAGAACTTAAGGTCCGAATTAATTAAGGATGATTATTGGGATTTTTACATCACGGGGGATGACCAAGGTGATTGTTTAGGGTATGCTACACAGTGTAGTGACTCTTGTAACGATAACTTTGATATAGTTGATGATGGTTTGTTGGTATGGTTTGACACATCTAAATCAGGTTCAACCGTAGACGGTTCTTATATAAAATCTTTAGTGGAATGGGAAAATTATGAAATTAAACCTCCATCAGGATTTACGTTATGTGATTTCGGGTTGACGGGTGTAGATAATGGTAGGTATGACATGTTGTCAGGTATTACCGTTACAATCACATCGGCAGATACTAGAGTAACACTATATCCTGTGACAGGTTATACAATACAAGAGGTTACAACTTCAGCTTGTACTTCAGCAATAACTTCTGTGGTATCAGGTATTACAGCTACAACATGTGTGTCTTACTCATCTTCAACAGAGTACGTCACATCCAAAGGAAAGTATGATTACCCATGGTTATATCGAACAGGTTCAACAACAACAGAAGGTTGTGATGTGGGGCCAACCATTTGTTTAAATGGTGGATTCTATCAGGGATACTTTAAATTAGATTTCCTAGAACCAACCCCCGAAATAGAAATAAGTGATGACCCACAATGTGGTACAACGGCTCATACTAGAACATTTGTGGAGGGTGACCCCGATGCTATGAAGTATGATTTAATGCCTACCGAATTTGAGGATGGGTGGACTATGGAGACATGGATTAAGTGGGATAATTCTTACTGTCAATTTGGTTGTGTATCAGGTATAACTTCAGGTACAACATCTGGTGGTACAGGAACCACTTCAGGGACCACATCGGGTACTACAGGTAATACTGTTTGTACGTCAGGTCATACGTTGAATATGGATTACAGTGGTAACACAGGATTCTTCTTCTATATTGGTACAAGAGCTGAAAATAAATTTAGGAATGTGTTCTCAGGTGAAACAGGGTTATATACTTGTCATGGTATACCATTATCACCTAACGAGGAACTTAACATTAATAATGGTGGCCAAAATTGGTTTAATAGGAGTGATTTAGGTACACCGTCTTGTTGGTGTCCTTGCCCTACAGGAACTACGGCCACAACATCTACACCAACTACGGCATCGACTTATTGTGATGTATTATCAGAAAATGCTTTAGGATTTAGAATCACCCCTGACGGTAGAATTGGTTATAGAAAAATGACCGTATCTGTTGGGTGTTATAATAATAAAGACAGAATAACAGGTACTACCATGGAAGAGGGTTATTCAGAAAACCCTGTATTCTTTAGTGGTGATACATGGAATCATGTAGCAGTTACTTGGACTTATAATACCATTGTACATGGATTACCAGCGGGTACTCTTAGATTTTGGGTTAATGGTAGGGTTGTTTATCGTGTAGAAGAATTTATAGGATTACAATTAAGAGCTCTAGATGAGTGGAGTGATAAACAACTAGGCGTACCGTTTAACATCTCTTGGGGTGGTGGAACGCAAGGTTTGTTGGAGTCACAAACATTCGGTGGACCCGACCCAGCTGACCAAGGGTTAGACCTTGAGACTTATTTTGCGGGTACTTTCGAGGGTGAATTATCTCAATTAAGATTCTACGAGAAACCACTTAATCTTATGGAGATTAGGAATAACTTCTTCGTTGATTGTAATAGATATTGTAAACCTGAGAGTTTCGGTGGGGCTGTTAGTATAATACCAGGTTACGAACACTGTGATGATTGTGGTAGAGGAAATTATAACCCATGGGACTGTTAAGAAGAGTTATATTAGAATCTATTCGTGGTGAATACGAGAAACACGGTGTAGAAGGTTATTATGAAAAATATGGTGATGAGTACCATAACCCTCATGAGACTGAGCTACAATTAGCTATGGATTGGGTGATTGATAATTGGTCTATCGATTTTTCTAAAACACTAGATTTAGCTGCAGGAAGTGGTGAAATAACAAAGATTTTAGATTACCATGGATACACTAACGTAGTTGGTATAGACCCATATACTTGTGGTTTATATTCTAGAGAAACAGGTAACACATGTAAATCACTTAGTTTCGATGATATTATGAAAAGTGGGCTAGACGTTAAATACTCCACAATAGTTTGTAGTTATGCAATGCATTTATACGAACAAAGTAAATTGCCGAACCTAATTTACCAACTGTCTAGAAACTGTGATAACCTGTTAATACTATCACCAAATAAAAGACCCAATATCGGTTCTGATTGGGGTGTATCGTTGGTTAATCAAAATAATTTACACGGTATAAAAATAAGATGGTATAAACCTGATATTTATTAATATGGCACAACATTTTTTCATACGTAAGAACTCACAGTTACCAATACTTAAGATGAAGGTAACCAATGATGGTAGAAGTGACTACAAAGACATCTTCGATAAGTTAGAGAATGCTACAGTAACTTTTTCTATGAGAGATGTTGAAACCAATAGATTCAAAGTCTTTAATAAAATGGGTCTAGTTATACCTTATTTTAATGAAGCTTGTGGAGAAGAAGAATATTACATAGGTTATAAATTCACCACAAAGGATACGGATAAAGCTGGATGTTATAGAGCTGAGTTCAAAATAGATTTCTTAGATGATGGTTGTACACTTATTGTACCTATTTACGAAGAGTTATTCGTGAACGTTTTAGATAGCCAAACCAACTCAAAAATTGTTTGTTAAACTTATTTAGTTATCATTTTATAATACTTAGTCTTAACGTATCTATACAGATATAACGAGAGGTTAAAAGATTATCCCGTACCAAAATCTTAAAGATTAAGTAATATATGAGTAAGAAAAATGCCGTTAAACAGGCAACTCCCGAAGACATCAAGAAATTCCTTGAAGGTCACGACCCCGAAAAATATATCGTATCTATAGAATTGGACCAAACTGATGATTGGAGTCAGGACAATTCAAACAAAGTCTATATGATTATCGATGACCCTAAGAAGGGTAAAAAAATCAAAACACAAAAATTCACACCATTTTGTTGGACTAAATCACTTAGAGGAAGTGGTTTCTATGACGATAACGTTGAACGTATTAAAGCTGAAGCGAGGAAGTATGGAATCTACACTGAGAAATTAGAAACAGGTGATAATGAACGTCTAGAAGATGGTTATAAGTATATCGTAAAAACAAGTGGTACTTACCGTGATTTGGTAAACTTCTTTAGAAGAGGTGGTATTAATCCATGGGATAGAGATAGAAGATTAGTACAGATATTACCACCTGTAGAACAATTCCTAATCCAAACAGGTAAGAGATTATTCAAAGGGTATGAAGACTATACCGAAGTACATAAGTTAACGTTCGATATCGAGACCACGAGTCTTGAACCTAACCAAGGACACTGTTTCATGATTGGGGTTAAGGATAATCGTGGTTTCAGAAGATTATTGAATGCCTACAACGAAGAAGGTGAATGGTGTCCTGATTTAGAGAAACAAATGTATATCGATTTCTTTGAAATCGTTCACCAACTAGAACCTACTGTAATCACAGGTTACAACTCAGAGAACTTTGACTGGCACTACATTTTAGGTAGGATGGAGATTTTAGGTATGTCTAAATCTATCATCCATAGAAACAAAAAGACCAACCAAATAACGTCTAAAACAATTGATACAGATGTCATTAAAACTAGACATCCATTAATCAAACTTAAGAGAAAAGTTGCTTCACTAAAACTAGGTGCTGAAGTAGAGGATTACGAACAAACTCAAATGTGGGGTTGTAACGTGATGGATACTTATCATCGTGTTAGACAGGCGATGGCACTTAACTCAAGTCTACAAGAAGGTCGTTTGAAGTATATTGCGAAAGAGGCTAAAGTAGAGAGACCAAATAGGGTTTATATTGAAGGTGATAAATTAGGTAAGATTTGGACTGAGAATAAAGATTATTATTACAACCCAACTTCGGGACAGTGGTATGGGTTAGAAGGTGTTAAACCTGAACCTAAAATGGTGGATGACGAAATCATGGAGGGTTATGAAGATAAATGGGAGATTGTAAATGGCCATTTCCTAATTAAGGAATACTTGAATGATGACCTTTTGGAAACCGAACAAGTGGATGACATTTATTCACAGGCAGGTTTCTTGACAGCGGCATTAGTACCAACCAACTTCATTAGGTCAATTACTATGGGTACGGCTACAATGTGGAAGACCCTGATGATGGCATGGTCATATGAAAATGGTTTGGCGTTGCCGGGAACACAACCAAAGAGGAACTTCGTTGGTGGTTTATCTAGATTGTTGAACCTTGGTTATAGTAAGAATATTGCTAAGTTTGACTACGCTTCACTATATCCATCTATTCAGTTAACACACAACGTATTCCCTAATGTAGATATATCAGGAGCTCTTAAAGCCATGTTGAAATACCTATTGGACACCCGTAATGAATACAAATATTTGGCTGGTGAATATAAGGAAAAGGGTGATGAAAAAATGGCTAGTAAGTTCGATAAGAAACAACTACCAATTAAGATTTTCAACAACTCTGCCTTCGGTTCGATTTCGGCACCATACATCTTCCCTTGGGGTAATATTGATGTTGGTGAGACTATTACATGTACAGGTAGACAGTACTTGAGGCATTTGATTGGGTTCTTCATGGAGAGGGGTTACAAACCTTTGGTACTTGATACGGATGGTGTTAACTTCTCATACGGTGAAGACGTTCTAGAACATGAGTATGTTGGTAGGGGTTATCATAGGTTTTCTGAGGAAGGGAAAGTTTATAAGGGTATTGATGCTGATGTTGCTGAATATAATGATAGATTCATGTATGACGCGATGGGTCTAGATATCGATGATATTTGGCCGGCAACTATTAACATTTCTCGTAAAAACTACGCTACATTAAAACCAAACGGTAAAATTAAATTAACGGGTAACACCATTAAAGGTAAAACGATTCCAAAATATATTAGAACATTCTTAGATAATGGTATTAAGATGTTATTAAATGGTGACGGTAAGGGATTTGTTGATTACTACTATTCTTATTTGGAGAGAATCTATAATATGGACATTCCTTTAGCTGAGATTGCTAACAAATCAAAAGTTAAGAAAACCGTTCAACAGTACAAAAACCGTGGTATGAATAAAAATGGTAAACCATTACCTAGACAGGCACACATGGAATTGATTATTAAAGAAGATTTACATGTTGATTTAGGTGAGACAATTTACTACGTGAATAACGGTACAAGAAAATCACATGGAGACATTCAAGTGAGAAAAAGAAAGACTGACCCACCTGAGGGGACGTTGGTTTTCAATTGTTACCACATTGATAGAGAACAAATGGAATCAAACCCTAATCTTAAGGGTGAATATAATATAGCTAAATACATTGACGCTTTTAACAAAAAGGTTACACCATTATTAGTTACATTTAACAAGAATGTGAGGGATGTATTAATTATAACTGACCCGGCTGAAAGACAATATTTCACAAACAGTGAGTTAGAATTAGTGTCAGGAATCCCAAGTGAAGAAGGTGACCAAGATACGTTAGAAGAATTAATGACTATTAGTGATGAAGAGTTAAGATTTTGGGAGATGAAAGGTATCTCTCCTGAGTACATGATTTGTGATAGATTCGAAGGTATAGAGAAGAGTCTTGACTCAAAGGACCAGAAGCTGGTAAATAAAATGACTAACATTCGTGAAAACAGGTTCAATTTATCGTAATCCTATGATATTTATAGAGAAAAGGATTACAAATGATAGGTTTAAGCAAGATAATTAACGAATTAGTAGACAGTGATGGTAAAAGAATTAAAGGTGATGATGGTGCTATCAGTTCTGATGACGCCATCGCCGCTTCTGATTATACCACAGATGATTTCGTAAGAACATCACGTCAAGGTATGAGTAGATTTTTATATCGTGGGTTCTTTGGTGAGGATGATGAAGTCGAAGATGATGAATTAGAATTACCACCAGGAGATGTATCTAGATTTAAAAAAGATGATGACGAGAAGTGTGAGTCTTGTGATTTAGATGAAACTGCGAAGAATAAAATGACCAATGTTATCGAAGATATCTTTACCAAAAAGAAATTCGATGACGATATCGTTAAAAAGTATAGGGACAACCAAGTAAGAATGAATGGTATTCCGGCCCTAGAAACTATCAAAGACACTAATCCAATTTTAATTAGAAAAGTATCAGCTCTTAAAGATATTATCGAAAAGAATGATGCAACAGGTGAAGAAAAGGCTATTATACTTAATCACCTACTAGGTATGAACATGGTTGATGTACCTAGAGAATATAAAGAGGAACTTAAAAAGAAATTAGCATAATGGCAAACAGTAAGTTACAAGGTCGTAAAATGTTCATACCTGAAAAGGTACAAACTCATTTGAGTAGAATATTCACGGCTTATAAAGGTGATGAAACTGCTGAAGGTTATGCACGTCTTAAGAAGTTAGTTGACAAAGACCAAATTAGTTATGAACAAATGAAAAGGATGAAAAACTTTTTTGATAACTATGATGGTAACAGGAATAGTACACCATATTTACTTAACGGTGGTACTATGATGAAAGAGTGGATTAACAAAACTTTAAAGGATGCTAGAAAGAATATAGAAGGAAAGAAAAAAGCTATGAAGGATGTTGGTATGTCAAACCAATACCAAAAAACTCATAGTAAGGATGGGGTAAAAATAGACCCACATGATTCAGATACTAATAAAATTTTACGACAAGAAGGTATTTATAGTATAGGGATTATGGAGGATTTAATAAAAACGATAGATAAAAACAAACAATTATGCCTAACGGAACACCAATCTCACCAGTATTAACTGATAATGGTTCAGTACAAGAATTGAACCCAAATGGTGGTGGGGTATTAAACCAACTACCGTCATTGAAAGCACAAGGTGAAATCAGTAGATTACAGTTAACTACCTTTAACGAATATAAAGATAGTACAGGTAACAGATATGACGCTACTCACCCTAACGCACAAAGTGATGGTGACGAAGAAGGTAGGGGTGAAGCAAATCCTAACGGAGGTGTTGGTACCAAAACTGATAAGATAACTAAAACTACATTACTTTATTCTTCAGGAAACAAGTTTAGTCCTGTGGGTGGATACTATAGTTTTAACTTCGGAGAACAATATTGGTAAAATGGGAAAACTTTACTCTCTACTTAATAAACTTATTTTAGAGGTAGCGAGTAGGTCTGAGATAGAATCTGCGATAGAGAAACACCAAACAGTAAGGATTTACTATGAAGGTGATGAAACTATGGCTAGAGGATGGAGATGGATTGAACCATATGTGTATGGTGAGTCTAAAGCCGGAAACCCTATTATTAGGGCATTTCAGATTGAAGGTGTTACTGATACTGAACAACCTGCTTGGAAAACTTTTAGAGCGGACAAAATCAGTAGATGGGTAAGAACACCCAAAGTCTTCTTCCAACCAATATCTGATAGAGACCCATCGGTTCCTAGATATAGAGAAAATGGAGACGATAGTATGATAACAATTTATAAACAAGCAAGGTTTTAATGGACCCGAAATTATTAGCAATATTAAAAAAATCCAAAGCAGTTGAAGCGAAGACTAACGCTGTTTACGGTGAATCAGGTGGACCTGGTACCCATGGTGGTAGTAAAATAAATAGAGGTTCTAATGGTGGTATATACGACCAAATAGCTAGTATCGATGGTACGGCTTTAATCACCGCTGAAGAAGCGGGTGTAAGTGGAGGTCATCAACAATTAGTCGAAACCCCAACAGCCGTGGCACAACCTGTGTCATCAGCCAACCCACACTACGAGGATAGAGTTAAAAATTCAGGATTACCTCCAGCAGTAGCTGAGGCAATGTTGAAAACCCCAATCCCACAAGGTAGTATGTCTGGGGTAGGTGATGTTACTGAAGATGATATTAGAGAGTTAAACCCTAATTACGGTAAAGTCCAAACGGAAGATTACGAGGTGTATTCTGATGATGATGAGTACGATTTCATGACAGAACAAAGACACCAACCTAAACCAAGGCGTAGAGTTGTTAGAGAACAACAAGTACCTAGTAAACAAATCGGTGGTAATGGTATATCAGAAAAACAAATCAAAAGAATGATAGCTGAAGAGATTGCTAAAGTATTACCTAAAGTTGTTGAAAACTATTTTGATAAGAAAGTCATAAAAGAAAATATGAAGTTGATGAAATATGTTATTAAGAGTCAACAAGCCACTAAGAAAAGAGTATAACGACCATTAAAAATTTTATAACTATGAAACCGACGACAGGATGTGGATGTAAAGGAAAAAAAGGAAGTCCAAAAAAGAAATAAGTAGAGAAACCTGAGTTAAACCTCAGGTTTTTTTATGCCCTAAGATTTGTTTACATAAGTTTCCTTTTTCTTTATATTTCCTCTATAAATCAATAAAAATATGAGTAAAATTAATGTTTTAGTATTCCCATCTGATAGGACGGGTGTATCAAAATTTAGGTCTGTAGAACCACACATGAAACTACAAGAATTGTATAATGATGATTTTCATATTGAAATCGTTACAGCTGGTACAGACGGATTTAATTGGGACGACGACAAATATCTAAAAAAGTTCCAAATAGTACATTTCCATAGAACACTACCTAAGGTTGTAGATAGAAGTATTCAACAAGTATATCTAGAAGAGGTGGACCCTCTATTCGAAAAACTTCGTGGGTTAGGTATCATCACGATAATGGATATCGATGATTATTGGATGCCTAGTAGAGAACACCCCGCTTATGATGCTATTGTTAACGATAAATTACCTCTTAAGGTGGTGTCAAATTTATCTAAAGCTGATTACGTAACAACAACCACACCAATATACGCTAAAGAGATTAGTAAACACAATAAGAATGTTATTGTGTTACCTAACGCTATTGACCCGTCTGAGAAACAATTCCAATCTAATGTAGAGGAAAGTGATAGACTTAGGTTCGGTTGGTTAGGTGGTTCTTCTCACTACCACGATTTAAAGTTAATGTCTGGTAATGTGACTAGGTTCTTGAGGGAATTTAAAGATGATTCACAAATGGTTATTTGTGGGTTTGACCTTAGGGGTAATATTAATGAAAGAAACCCTATGACAGGTGAGATTACTACTAGAAAGATTAGACCTGAAGAAAGTATTTGGGTTCGTTATGAGGAGTTCTTTACTGACAACTATAAACTAACAGACGGTGAACTATTGAAGAATCTTAAAAGATATGATAGGGATTCAGATAAAGAATACGATTTCTCTAATGGTTTATATAAGAGGGTTTGGACTAAACCGATTACCACATACGCATCGAACTACAATATGTTCGACGTTTCTATGGCACCAATTACTGAGAATATGTTCAACAAATGTAAGTCTCAGTTGAAAGTCATTGAAGCAGGGTTCCATAAGAAGGCTATCATAGCACAAGATTACGGACCATACCAAATTGACTGTGTACCTATTTTCGAATATGGTGGTAAGATTAATGAAAACGGTAACGCCGTACTGATTGAATCTAGAAAGAACCATAAGGAATGGTATAAGGCTATGAAGAAGTTGAAGAACAATCCTGAATTGATTAACCTACTTAGTGAGAACTTATACAACACAGTGAAGGATAAGTATCATATTGATACAGTTACACATACTAGAGCGGAATTTTACAAGACTATCGTTAAAGATAATCAAACAGAAATAAAAGAATTAATAGAAGAAACTAACGCATAATGGATTTAAAATTAGAGAAATTACTCTATTTTGATGTAGAGACTGTAGCAAAATATAAATCTCTTAAAGACATGCCGTCTGATGAGAGAAAAATATGGGATAGTTACAGAAACACATTCGAGAAAAGGGTTACTGATGAAAGTAAATTAGTCGGGTGGAACCCTGATGGGGATGAGTACCTAGAAGAATTATATAAACAAACAGCTGGATTATTCCCTGAGTTTGGTAAGGTTTGTTGTGTGTCATTAGGTTTCGTCACTAATAAAGGTGAAGTTAAATTAGAATCTCATTGTGGTGAAGACGAAAGAACAATACTTATCAACACTAGAAAAGTTTTCGATAAAGTAGAAAGTATGGATTTCACACTTTGTGGTCAGAATATTAAAAAATTCGACATACCATTTCTAGGTAAAAGATACTTCATTAATGGGTTGAAGCCACCAAAAATGTTCCCTTCACATGATACTAAACCATGGGACCTAAAATTGGTTGACACTAAAGACGTATGGAGTTTTGGTAGTTATGGTTTATCATCTTTAGATTTAATTACCACTATGTTGGGTGTTGATTCACCTAAGAATGGTGATGTTAGGGGTGATAGTGTTAACGAATTCTATTGGAAGGGTGAACACAAATTAATTGGAGAATATTGTGAAAGAGATGTGAAAGCATTGATTGATATAACACAGAAATTAAATTCATTAGAATAATGGATAACAATAAAGAAGTTATTGGTGGTTACATTAAAGAATTGAGGGATTTACAACAATTAGATGTATTACCACAAGAAACTAAAGATGAAATATCTAAAGCAATCGCATTTGCTGAGGGTGTACAAAATATGGGTGAAGACACTAATCATAGTGTTAAGATACCTGTGAAATTCGTAAATAAATCAGATTTTAAAAGTCCTGTTTACGCTAAGGAAGGTGATTCAGGTTTCGATTTTAGAGCCATGGAAGGTGGTACCCTAAAACCACTAGAAAGAACACTAGTCCCAACAGGTTTATATTTTGAATTACCACATGGGTGTGAATTACAGATTAGACCTAGAAGTGGTATGGCATATAAACACGGTATAACAGTACTTAATACACCAGGAACCGTAGATACAGGATATCGTGGTGAGGTTAAAGTATTGTTAGTCAACCTATCTAACGACGAGTATAGTTGGGAAAAGGGTGATAGAATAGCACAAGGTGTTATATCACATAGAATTGGTTCTGAGACCGCTAATCTAATAGAGGTTAATGAACTAGGTGAGACTAGTCGTGGTGATGGTGGATTCGGTTCAACAGGTGAAAAATAACGATAAGAAGGTAGTTTGGGTATACGAGAGCCCTGATAAGGGTAAAACTGTATATAGGAGACCGTTTGGTAAAATGGGCCCAAGACAGTTAATTAAAATCAATAACATCCCAATCAAACCAATATATTATAATTAGGATGAGTGTAGTAGCGGTAAAAGTAACGGATAAAAAAATCACTATAGGTGCGGATAGTATTCTAGCCTATGGGTGGACCCAAGAAAAAAATAAACTAGCCAAGATTGAGAAGGTTAACGGAATGATTATTGGTTCTGTTGGTATGGCTCAAGAAGGGGCTTTATTGAGGATGTATTGTAAGACTAGAAAACCTAGGGCAGCTAATTGTGAAGCTATGGTAGATTTCATATCAGAGTTCCATGATTGGTTAAAATCTAAAACAGGTGATGTAGAATTACAAAACGATTATATTATAGTTTTTAAGAAAAAAGCATTCTCATTAAATAACGGTTATTACGTAAAGGAGGTTCATGATTATGATGCTATAGGTGCTGGTATGGATTTCGCGTTGTCAGCCCTTTATTTAGGGAAATCTTGTAAGGATGCGATTAAAGCAGCGTGTCATTTATCAGTATATTGTGAAGAACCTATTAATATGTTTAAGGTTAAGAAATGATTACGGTAATATATTGTACTAGAGAAGAGTTTCCTAGTCACCAAGAACACATTAAGAAAACCTCAGGTCTTAAGGACGTTGAGGTTATCGAGTATATAAACCATGGACAACCGTTAACAGAGTTTTATAACAAAGGTTTAAAAGAAGCATCAAATGATATTATTGTTTTCTGTCATGATGATATTGTATTCAATACGAAGAAGTGGGCAAAAAGATTAATAAAACATTTCGAAACTACTGATTTCGGAATATTAGGCGTTGCCGGAACTACCGATATATCAGAAAGTGGTAGATGGTGGGACGATAACACTAAAATGTTAGGTCAAGTTAGACATAGTCACGAAGGTAAATCATGGGACTCAATATATTGTCCAAACTTCAGTGATAAGGTATTAGAATCCGTGATTGTTGACGGATTATTCTTTGCTGTTAAAAAGAGTAGATTAAAATCTGATTTCGATGAGGACTTTAAGGGATTCCATTTCTATGAAATAGATTTTTGTGTTAACAACCATTTAAACGATGTTAAAGTGGGTGTTATGTCAGATATTAGAATCACTCATAAGTCTATCGGTATGACTAATGATGAATGGGAAAGTAATAGAAAACAGTTCATCTCTAAATACGAGGACAAACTACCTATTAATTTAGAGAGTGAAATATTCTATTCAGAAAAAGAGGTTAACATTAAAACACCACCAAAGGTAGGTGTTATCATACCCACGAAAGGTAATCTACATTTACTAACTAAGTGTGTTGATTCCCTCATTGAAAAAGATGGTTACGAAAATATGACCATTTATATTGCCGATACTGGGTCTACACCTGATGAACTTGAACAAACTAAATCCCTAATCACTAAACATGGTGTTAGAGATATTAGGTTAATTGAATATGACTACTATAACTTCGCACAAATCAATAATGATGTAGTATGGAATCATATAGATGATGACGTTGAATTATTATTATTCTGTAATAATGATATCGAACTAATAAACAACGCTGTAACAAGAATGGCTTCAGTGGCTAGTAAAAGTGGTGTTGGCACTGTTGGTGCTAGATTGTATTACGAGAATAAAACTATACAGCATTCAGGTATTGTCGCCTTCATAGGTCAGGACCGTAGAATTAGGGTATCACACAAAGGATTAGGTTCTTATTATGGGTACCACCCTAGGAACACTAATGTATTCGGTAATACCGCTGCTTTCATGATGATTAGAAAAGATATGTTCAATAAGATTGGTGGGTTTAATCAGGGATACCAAGAGTGTTTTGAAGATGTTGAACTTAACATAGATTGTTTAACTAGAAACCTTAAGAATGTGTTCGTTTCTGATGCGGTATGTTACCATTATGAAAGTCAAACAAGAAATAATGACCCTGAGAAGATTAGAAGAGAGGGTGAAGATTATACAAAAAGGTTAATACCTTTAATCATAACAAGTAAAAGATGTCACAATTATTTTGATAACATTTCGGCAAAAGATTTAGAATTATTAATTGGGCAGACAATGAAAAGATTGGTGTAATAATGAAATACGGAGTATCATATAATTTATTTGATGGTGAAGAACTATTAGAGTCTTCCATAAAGTCTATAAGAGATAACGTTGATTTCGTATCAGTCGTTTATCAGACCACATCAAATTTCGGACACCCTTGTTCTGAGGGGTTGGTCCCACTATTAGAAAGATTAAAATCAGAAGGTTTAATAGATGAGTTGTTTGAATACAGACCTAAAGTAGATAAGGGTGGGCACTACAACGAAATAAGAAAAAGAAATATTGGTATAATACTTTCAGAAGGTGCTGGATGTGATTACCATATGGCTATGGATTCGGATGAGTTCTATACGGACGAACAAATGAAGTACGTTCAAAAAACAATAGAAGAGGGTGATTACAACACTTCAGCTTGTCAAATGGTGACATATTACAAGGATTCGGAACATAGGTTAGAACCAAAAGAAGAGTATTATGTATCATTATTCCATAAAATGGGTCAAGGTATCGAATATGTTATCGGAGCCCCATTCCCTGTACTAGTAGACCCAACAAGAAGGGTTAATTACGCTAACACAGGTTTAATAAACACCAAAATATTCACCAGAGAAGAGGTGGAAATGCATCATATGAGTTATGTACGTAAGGATATTCGTAAAAAACTACAAAATTCGTCAGCATCACCTAACTTTAAAAATATCGACAAACTAGTAAACTACTATGAGTCGTGGGAGTACCCCAAAAAAGGATTGATGGGTGGAGCTCCTGATAAATTTTACGATATCGTTAAAGTAGATAAACTTTTTAACACATGGGAAGTGTAAATGAATATTTCGATAAAATTTACTGTATTAACCTAGACAGGAGACCCGATAGATGGGAAGAGAATTGTTTACCACAATTCAAAAAATTAGGTTTGGAAGTGGAGAGATTCTCCGCTACCGATGGACAATCAGAGTTAGATTTACCTCATGGGAAAACATATAACGCGGAGTTAGCAGGATGTTATAGTCATCTTAATGCTATTAAAAAGGCTAAAGAAGAGGGGGTAAAAAGATTACTACTATTAGAAGATGATGTAGTATTTGTCGATGATTTAAATGAGAAATTTAGTAGTCTAATTAATAACGTACCACCAAATTGGGATATATTATTTTTCGGTGGTAACCACATTGGTGGTGTGAGACCCATAAATAATGGGGTGGTAAGACTTAACAAAAGTTACGCTATTCACGCATGTGGTATTAGTGAGAATGTTTATGATATTATGATACTTCATTTAGAGAAAAACATTAAAAAGGTATTAGATAATAGGGACACTAGGTTCACGCCTTCTGTTGCTGTAGATTACTTTTTAGCTGAATTACATAGGTCATTAGGTGTATATTGTTTTAAACCACATCTAGCTTGGCAATTGGATGGTTATTCTGACATCCAACACTCTAACGTAAACTATAAATTCCTAAAATGATTTACTACACATTAAGAGGTGGGTTAGCTAATATGATGTTCGGTATTGCTGCAACACATGCTATCGCGTTATCTAAAAATACCAAACCATCTTTTAATAATAGGGATAATCAGTTAGCTTACTTAAATAGAGAGAATAACTTTAACCCTAATCTTAAACACAGTTCAGAATATCTAAGACTTAACTTCCTTAAGAACATGATTATGGAACCAGCACCACCCAACACTAAGGTATATACGTATCCATTTCATTATCAAGATATTCCTATAAATGGTGATGTAGCTATTTTAGATGGGTTCTTCCAATCGGAAAAATATTTCAAAAAATACTCTAAAGAAATTAGAGAACTATTTAAAATACCTGAAGATATATTAGGTGAGATAAAAACTAAATATGGTCATTTATTAGATAAGAGAGTGACTAGTATACACGTTAGAAGAGGTGATTATGTGAGACATCCACAACACCATCCAGTACAGACTTTAGAATATTACCAAAAAGCGATAGAATTAACAAAAGATAAAACGGACATATATGTCGTGTTTAGTGACGACATCCAATGGTGTAAAAAACACTTTAATGGTGATGGTGTCACGTTTATTGAAAACGAAAAAGATTACATAGAGATTTATTTAATGTCTCTAATGGATAATAACATAATAGCAAACTCAAGTTTCTCTTGGTGGGGTGCTTGGTTAAACGATAATCCTGATAAGATTGTTGTAGGACCATCTAAATGGTTTGGCCCAGCTTATAACCACTTCAACACCAATGATGTATTACCTGAGGAATGGATAAAAGTATAAATATGGAAAAGATTTATTCTAAAATAGAACCCAATAAATTATTACACATCATAAATCGTTTATCAGATATTGATGGTAGGAATGATGTTGTACCTGAAGATAATTTTATTCAGTGTGCTACATTAAAAATGGAGAACGGTAAAACATTTAAACCCCATAAACACATTGAGAAACAACGTACCTACGAGAAACAAATAGCTCAAGAATCTTGGGTTGTTATTAAAGGTCGTGTTAAGTGTAGATTCTATGATATAGATGATACATTGATTGCTGAACCTATTTTAGAGGTTGGTGATGCTAGTTTCACTCTATACGGTGGTCATACATATGAGATTATGGAAGACGACACAATCGTATATGAGTATAAGACAGGACCTTACGAGGGTCAGGCATTAGATAAAGTGTTTTTAGATGAAAATTAATTTAGGATGTGGATGGAGGAACTTTGGTTCTGATTGGGTCCACATTGATAACGGAGATTATGAACATCTAGACTATAAGACAGATGTTTCTAAACCATTACCTCTTGAGGATAATGTGGCTGACTTAATTTACGCTTCACACGTTATAGCATATTTCGATAGAGAACAAATCAAAGAGATTTTAAAGGATTGGTATAGGGTATTAAAACCTGGTGGTGTTATAAGATTGGCAACACCCGATTTCTATACAATGATTAAGTTATATGATGATGGAGATATATTAACCTTAGAAGGTATATTAGGTCCACTATATGGTAGAATGAGTATGGGTGAAGAAACCATTTACCATAGAACAACCTATGACTTCCCATCATTAAAGAATGTATTAGAGGAGTGTGGGTTTAACTTTGTTAAAAGATATGATTGGAGGGATACTGAACATTCTGACTTCGACGACCATTCACAAGCTTACATACCACATATGGATAAAGAAAATGGTACTCTAATTAGTTTAAATGTTGAAGCAACCAAATGAACGTAAAGGTAAGGACCATAGGAGGGGGGATTTTCTCTAAGTTCATGATTGGTGTTCAAAGTGTTAGTGGTGCCATAGGTATAAATCAAATAGATGGATTCCAATTGGATATTAATTGGCAACAGGTCGACCCTACTAG